AGCCGGGGCGCGTCGACGTAGTTGTACTGGTTCGACGCTTGGGCAATTGAGTTGTAGGTGCCCCCGACGGCGCTGTAGTCGTTGTCGATCATGTCGGCGCGCAGCCAGTACGGCAGCTTCGGGTTGTCCTCAGCGACCCGCTGGGCTTCCTTCGTCAGTGCCGCACCAGGGGAGGCAGGGTCGCCGTACTTCGACGGCGACTGCACCCGGGCCTTCAGGAATGCGCGCCACACCCCGTCGGCATCGATCTTCCCGGCGCGGAAGTCGGTCTCGGCCTGCCGCAGCCGGTGCAGGCCCGGATGCTGGCCGGTCAGGCGTTCAAACGCCTGCTCGGCTTCCTTGTCCAGGGAGGTCGTACCGTAGGCATCCTTCTTGCTGGTGTGCAGCTCACCCAGCGCGTCGCTGATCACCCGCTGCTCGTCCGCCGGGAGCGCGTCAAACTGCGCCTTAGTCAGGGCGGAGAGGGCCTTGACTCGGGCGGCATGGTCCAGCGTCTTGTCCTGGGCGGCGATGAGGGCGTCGAACGTGACGGCGTGGCCGCCCTTCTGCTCCTCGGTGTGCAGCTCGCCGATCGACGGGGTGTGGTCCCACTTCACCGAGTCGGGTACGCGCGTGCCGCCGTTGATGATCCGGCCGTACGCGGTCGCCTTCACCTTCTGTTCGTCGGTGGCCTTCGGGTGGGTGGCCACGAATGCGAGGCGCCCGAGGACGGCCTTACGGTCGCCGTCGTCGAGCTTGCTGACGGAGGCGGGGCTGAGCCTGGCGACGGTCTGGAGGATCTTGTCGGTGTCGACCAGTCCGGAGGTGGCCGCCTTGACGACTTCGTTCTGCGGGTCGCTGTAGCCCTTCGGATGGGCGGGGGCGGGTGGCGGTGCCGTTCCGCTTTTCGGCGCTACCGTGACCAGCTGACCCTTAGCCAGCTGGTGCTTAGTGCCGTCCTTGGTGGTGACGACGTAGTGGCCGCCGGGAACCATCTCCAGCTTGCCTTCGTGGTCGCCGCCCGCGAAGCCGACGGTGACCTTCTTGCCGCCCAACATCAGATCGGCAGAGCCGTTCTTGCGGATCTGAGCGGCCACGTTGGTCGGGGTCATCGCCGTTGTGCCTGCTGGCGCCCCGGCCGGGGCCGGATGCCTTGATCCAAAACGATCGAGGATATCCTGCGCGGCCTGCTGCTTCTTCGGGTCGAGGAACTTCGCCTTGGCGTTGGCGAGGTCGTCCCGGATGGTCGCTTGGGTCTTCGCGTCGAGGTTGTCGAAGTCGGCTTTGGTGAGCCTGTCGTAGGCGTCGACCTGGGTCTTGGACATCTGCGCCTTGGGCACGGCGCGGCCAGCGACGGCGCGGGCGTGCTGGGCGTGCTGCGGCAGGACCGCCGGGATCCCGGACGGCGCGGCGGGGGGCGCCGGGGCGGGCGGCGCCGTCGGTGGGGTCGCCTTGCCGCCGTTCACGTTGGCGTGGTCGTGGGCGTACTTCTCCAGGGCGGCCTGTGTGGAGCTGGTGCGGATCAGCTTCCCGTTGTGCTTGAGGCTGTAGCCCATGCCGTCGCGGGTGATGCGGTAGCCGGACGGCAGCCCAACCGTGGTCGACGACACGGAGCCGCCGGGGAGCGGCTTGTTGAGGATGCCGTTCTGGTCCCGGGTGCCCTTCAGGGGTGAGGCTGCGGGGGCCGGGAGTTGCGGTGTCGGGGTGCCCGGCTTGGCCGCGTTCACTGTGGCGTTGTGGTAATCCTCCATGCGCTTGACCAGCGGCGGAAGGCCAGGCTTGCCGTCCAGGATGTGATCGCGAATCTGGTGGTTGAAGTCCGTGATGCCCGGGTTGCCGGGCATCTTGTCGGCGGACGCCTTCTTGAGTGCGGCGTTGGCGAGCCGGTCTACGAGCAGCTTGAAGCCGGTCCGCTGGTCCATCTCACCGGAGGCGCTTTTGGCTTTCATGTCGTCGAACGCCTGGGCGAGTTTCGCCGGGTCTACGGTCTGCTTGCCGTGGATGGCCTCGGTGATGGCCAGGGCGGTTTGGGCCTGCGCGTGACTGGTGGGCTTGCCGGGCGCCCGCGAGGCGGGGGCGGCGGGCGCCGGGGGTGTGGCCGCCTTGACGGCCTGACCGAGGCTGACCTTGCCGGGGGCGTTGGGCTGGCTGGCCGCGCCCGGGTTGGTGGCGGGAGTGGCCTTCTGATGGGCGCCGGGGGCGGGCAGCTTGGCCAGGAGGGCATCCGCGCGGGTCTGCTGCGGGCCGAAGCCGCGCGCCTTGATGGCGGTCAGCTCGTTGCGGATGGTGGTCTTGTCGGCGTCGGAGAGGCCGTTCCACTCCTGCGGGGTGATCCTCGCGGCCTTGTCCAGCTTGTAGGTATCGGTGACCTTCGGCTGAGTAATGACGAACGCGGGGCCGCGCCCGGCGACGGTGGGCTTTTTCTGCTTCGGGCCGAGCGGCAGCGGCGCGGTCTTGACCTGGACGCCTGCGGCCTTGGAGACGGCCTGACCGGCGGTGTGCGCCTGCCCTCCGGCGAGGTCAGCTTTCTGGTTGACCTGCCCGAGGGGGACGGCCTGCGCGCCGTTGGCGGGATGCGCGGCCGGGGCGGGCTTCGGCTTGATCTCGGTGAGCAGGCGCCGGGGGATGGGCTTGCCCTGGGCGCGCAGGTCAGCGATCCGCTTGACGCGCCGGGCGTTGGCCTTCTCAACGCGGGCCTCTTCGATCTGCTTGTACGTGCCGGGAGAGACGGCGTGCAGGGTGCCTTTCCAGCCCTTGCAGGGGCCGGGGTGCAGCGGGTGGCGGCAGGCGGTCAGGGAGCACGGCTCGTGGGCGTCGTCGTCCTGCTGCGTCCAGGCGGTGACGCTGGCGATGATGGCGGAGAGGTCTCCGAGCAGGCCGACGCTGTGCCCGGCGGCGGTGATCGCCATGGCGAGAGAGGCAGCCGCACCGGGAATGTCGAGAGGCATCGCGGAGGTCTTGCCGTTGGCGCGACCGGCGGGTACGACCAGGCTCCCGAGCGTCGTCATGGACTGAGCATACGGGATTGTTTTTGATCTTCAGCGGCTCGGATCACCGATCGCGGAGGGCCCGCACAGCCGCCACCTGCTCCGGCATCGGACTGGCCGTCCACCGCAGGAACGCTTCCTGATCGCGGCTGTACTGCTCGGGGTGGTTGACGCGCGCATAGCCGTGATCCGTTGCCGCTTTGCCCGCCATCGGGTGCATGTGCTCGATCAGCACGTCCGGCAGGTACCGCAGGCAGGTTGCCTCGGTGCCGAGACACATGATGGCGTTGTCGCAGTACAGGTGTTCGACGTCGGCGGGGACCATGCGGCCGAGCGCGCGCACGATGTCCGAGGTCATCGCCCACTGGGTGGGCAGCTTCCCGCCCTGCATGCCGTCGTCGCCGTACACGATGCCGGTGCCCAGCTCGTGCAGCTCGTCCAGGTAGCGGCCAGCCCAGCCATGCGTGCGGGGGACGTGGTCGTCGCCTGCGAAGCCGAGCGCGAACGGCGTTTCCGCGTGCCGGGCGGCGACGTAGTTGAGCTTGGCGACCATCGGGCGCCAGCGGGCGGCGACGTGCAGGGTGACGGGCAGGAGCTCGAACGCCTTGTGAGCTTCCCGGTATGCGCCGATTTCGGGGTCGTCGGCATCGACAGCGAACAGCAGGGCCGCCCGGGTGAAGGCCCCGGTGGTGTGCCACGCCTCGACCATGCGGGCCAGGTGTTGCGGCCTGCCCCGGGACGGGACGATAACCAGCAGTTCCGGGTCGGGGAACGCGGGGTTTTCGTGCCGGGCATCGGCGCTGATCTTGATCTCGTTCAGGTGCCACGGACTGGTGACGGCGTCGGCGACCAGTGCTGCTGACCCGTCGTCGACCATGAAGCCGACGCACGGGTCCCGGGAGCCCGGCTCGTCACCCAGCTGCAAGTACAGGTTGCGCGAGTTGCGCCGTCCGGTCCGCAGCTTCACTTGCCCGCCTCCTTCAGCGTCTTGTTTTCCTGGGCCTCACGTTTTGCCTTGGCCGCTGCCGACTTCGCCTTGCGGTACGCGGCGCGCTGCTTCGGGGACATCTTCGCCAGCTTGGCCTTCTCGGCGCGGCGGTCGAGGATGCGCTGCGCGGCCTTGCCGAGAGATTCCCTGTGCCGCTTCGCCCGCTTGTCGAGGGCGTCCTGTTCTCGGGTGTCGCGATCTCCGGCCTGCTTTGCCTGGGCGTTGACGCGGGCGGCGTCCTTGAGGGTCTGCTGGTGGGGGCGTAGCGCCTTGCGGTATCCGGAGATGGCCCGGCGCGCCATGGCGGCCAGTTTCGGGTTGGTTCCGGCGGCCTGGGCGGCGACCTGCTCTGCGCGGGTGATCGCGTCGGAGAGGCCCTTGACGGCGGTTTGCGCCACCTGGGCGGGTGTCTTCTTGGTGGCATCCTGTGCGCCAGGTTCGGTCTGGCCGCGCTTCTGGCCTTTGCAGAGGCCCGGCTTGTGGGTCTGCATGCAGAACTGGCCGTCGGTGCAAGCCTCCTGCATGAGAGTGATCGATGCGCTGAGGCCGTCTTTGTACTGGCGGTTGCTCATCTTCGTCGGTTCGTTTTTGATCTCCAGCAGTTCGACGCACCGGCAGTTGATCACCTCGTGCGGGGGTCCGGCCGGGTCGTGCGGGAACATCATCCGGTAGCCCGCGTGGGGGTTGTCGCCTTCACGGGCGCCGATGATGAAGGGCTGGTTCCACGGCTGGACCTGGCCGTCGGCCTCGACGTGGTCCGGCCGGGTGCGGGAGTCTTCGGTGGCAAGCCAGCGATGCACGTATTCGGTGCCGGGATCGTTGTCGGCGATCATGGCGAAGGCGTCGTGCAGGCCGCCGTTGTAGGCGCCGACGACCTCGGTCCGGGCGACGGTGCGGGCCCTGTTCTTCCACGTCTGCATGTCGGTGTCGTCGAGTAGCGCCTGCACTTGTGCGGTCACGTCGGGAATGCTTGCGCCGTTGACTGTTGCCGCGTCAATGACGTGCGAGACCAGGCCGAACACCTCGTCGGGCACAGCCGACAGCCGGTTTTCCCGCTGGGCGATCCAGTTACGCACGAACGGGCGGGACTCGAACAGGGTGTCGTCAGCGAACAGGTCCCGGTACGGGGCGGCCAGCACCTCGCGTGCCACCTGAGCGGTGTACTGCGCGGTGAGCGCGGCCCATTTGGGGGTCTGGCTGAAGACCGTCAGCGGATCCGGGATCAGGCCGAGCCTGGCGACGCCTCCGGCGAACATGGCCGTCTTCACGGCGGCCAGCCACTCGGTGATCATCTCAAGGTATGCCTCATACAGGGGCGGCTCGTACTGGGCGAACACCTCCACGGCGGCGGCCTTCTGCGCGTCAGCGCTGGGCAGGGGGGTCGGCTGGGACACGGGCGGAACCTCCTCGCAGCTGCTTGATGGCCCAGATGATGCCTGCCACCTCTTCGGACGTCAGTTCGGCACCGTGCCCTAGCTCCTGCTTCGCCTTGAGCGCGGCGAGCCCGGTGGCGAAGCCCCTCACCAGTGCCATCTGTTCGGGGGTCATTGCTGCCACCAGGCGACGAGCATCAGGGCGGCGCCGTCGGCGATCAGGGCCACGGCGGCGACGGTCAGGACGGCGAGGATGCCGTGGCCATCCCGGTCTGTTGTCACGCGCGGTGATCGGCGGTGGGTGCCAGCCCGGGGATCCGGGCACTTATACCCGCCAGTAACATCCTTTTGCCCGTTTCCCGTCACGCTGCGTGCAGCTTTCGAGCGGTACACCCGGCCGCCCGGAACGTACGGCACATCGATCATGGCGCCAGATCCCCCCGCGCCTGATATAGCGTCGCCCGCAGCAGTCCCGTCTCATGCGCGACACCCCGCGTCAGCAGCTCCGTGCAGTAGCCGCCCAGGAGCTCTTCCAGCGCGTCAGGATCGACGCTCAGCTCCAGGGCCTGCTCTCGCACGTACGTCCACGCACCGGCCAGCAGGGCGGGCACGCGGGACTGATCCGGCACGACCTGGGTGTGCAGCTCGTGCTTCGGCACCCCGTAGCGGGTGCGTTGCGGACCGGCGACGAGACGCCCCCCGGCCAGCTCCAGCGCCCGGCGCACGGCGGCGTCGGCAGCAAAGAACAGGGCCGCATTGCCGAGCGGATTCAGGGCGGACGCGGCCAGCGCGCCCAGCTTCTGCCCCCTGCCCGGAACGGCACCGGATTCCGCCTCTGCGACAGATGGGAATTGCGGCAGGCCGCGAGCTCCGGCATCGGCCGGTTCGCCGCCTGCCGTGTCGTAGCCGGGGTCGCCCGGCATGAGGTCGCCCGGTGGGGCCGGGGCGGCGGGCGCGGCGGGCATGCTGATCTGCGGCAGCCCGAGGATCTTCTGTACCTCCGGGTCGCCCGCGTAGGCGGGCTGGGCCAGCACGAGGGCCTTGACCAGGTTGTATTGCAGTTCCTTGTCGTCCGGGGCGTCGTCGTCGGTGAACGCGGCGTTGTCGCGGGCGGCTTTCGCGGAGATGTATTCCTTCTCGGCGAACTGCATGGCCTGTTCGGAGCGGTTGGGCCGCACGGTGAGGGCGGCGATGTCGAACCAGAGGGTTTTCTTCTCCGGGTTTTTGACTCCGGCGGCCTTGAGGGCGGGCTGGAAGTAGCCGATGTTCAGGGCGTCCGCGAGCTGGATGAGCAGCGGCTCGATGTGAATCTTGATCGAGGATTCCTCGATCTGCCACGACGACCAGTGATTCGACCCGCCCATGCCGGTCAGCACCTCGGGCGGAATGTCGAGTGACATCGCCATGCGGGCGACAGCGTCCTTGCGCATCTGGGAGATGTGCTCGGAGATGGTCGAATCGAACGTCAAGTGTTTGATCTTGTCGAGGGCGTCGACCGCCACCTGCAAGATGATCGGCACCACGGCAGCAGCGTTGTCGCGCTGCTGCATCGACGTGGCCATGGTGCGTTGCAGCAGGTCAGCGAAGCCTTCCACGCCCGAACGCTGCGGCACACCCGGCGTCTCCTGCGGCGGGCGCGGAAAATCGATGTTGTCGGGCAGCAGCAGAATCCCGGCACCAGCCAGGCGGGAGTCAAGCTCGGCGAACACCCGCTTCGTGCACTGCTCCAGCTCCCGCAACACCGGCAGGATCGAACGCACCGTCGAGTCGGCGGCGTCGTGACGGCGCGGGTGCGGATTCCAGCAGCGGATCAGAAGATCCTTCTGCTTGTCCAGCTTGTACGTGCCCCCGCCGTGGGTGATCGAGCGGCGCACCATGATGTCGTCGCCGCGCCGGAACACCTCCGAGGAGGAACACACGTACCACTTGTCGGTGCCCACTCCGCCGTCAACGGCCGACTGGTATCCCTCCGCAACGACGAAGACGTCCCCGGCGGTCATCATGTTGATGCCCATCAGGCGCTGGGCCTGGGCTTTCGCGGCGGGCGACCCGAACATCGTTTCGGCGATCGTCTTGGCCTGATCGTCGCTGGTCTCGTCGCCTACGGTGCCGTCGTCGGCGATGTCGGCGGCGTACATGCGGCAGCGGCTGATGGAGTTGCCCATCCAGTTCACGACGAACCGCATTTCGCCGCAAATGTCGTAGTGGCGCCACGCCTCCCACTGCCAGCGGTGGTCGCCGAGCTTGAACATCTGCCAGGAAGCGGCGTCGCCCAGGTTGATGGGGACGGCGGCGGCCACCAGGGCGTTGCTTGGGCGGGTGCCGGGTCCGTCAGTCCCCCCGGCGGGCACAACCCTGCGCTTGCTCAGCAGGCCCACTCGGTCACCCCTTCACGCGCGCCAGCGCACCGGCCGCAGCGGACAGGGCCAGCCCGAGGGCGGGAACGAACAGCCACGGCGAATTGCCGTAAGCGTAGATGATCGGGGCGGCGGGGATGGCAAGCCAGATAGAGATGCACCAGGGGCATAGCACCAGGTAGGCCAGCGAGTCGTGGCCGCGTTCTTTGAGGGCGCCAGCGAGGGCGTCGCGGCGCCTCTCGGTGATCGTGTCCTTAGTGAGCAGGATGACGAGGCGGGCGAAGGCGAGCAGGTAGGTGGCATATAAGACAGAAGAGCCGGGCATGGCCACCATGGTAGGTGGTCAGCCCGGCTCTGCCGGTCGGCGGTGTGCTAGATGCATGTGCCTTTGCAGTGGTAGCCAACGCATCCGTTTCCGTGCTTCGCGTTGATGAACGGCTCGCAGTGGGTGCAGGTGCAGGTGTTCACGGCCTGCTTGTTCGAGGCTTCTGCGAGCTCGGCTATGAGTGAGTTGACGTCGTTGGCGTTCAGGCATTCCATCTGCTCGCTGTATTCGTTCAGCGAAAGGTAGCGGGTGACGATCTTACGAATCTGCTGCTCAGTCATGGGGAGCCTCCTCGGTTCGTCTGCGTGCGGGCGGGACGGTCAGAATCTGTCGGGGCCGCCGAACTGGCGGGCGTTGTTGGCCTTCAGGTTGGCCATGCGGCGGGCGTACCGGCGGTGTGCGGCGCGGCGGCGGAGCCGTGCGGTAGCCGCCTGCGCGAGCCAGAGGAAGGCCAGCAGGGCGGGGACGATCAGGTACGTCCAGGCGGGGTAGTTGCCGCATCCGGCGGTGAGCGCTTCGATCTGCATTTCGTCTCCCTCGATCTGTCTACTGACAGCATACAGCCCCACCGCCCACCAGGACAATGGGGCTGCAACCGATTCGTCAGCGACCGGTGGCCACCTTCGCGATGCGGTAACTCTCCTCATCGAACAGGACCAGCCGGGCGGTCTTCACCTTCGTGCGGGCCGACAGCAGGGCGGTCAGGGCCTGCCGGACGGCGTCCTCTTTCGGCCAGCCGTAAACACCGGCCGAGATCAGTGGAAAGGACACGCTCTGTGCCCCTTTGGCGTCGGCGATGGCCAGGGCGTTGACGTAGCAGCTACGCAGCACATCCGAGCGGTCCACGTCCGGGTTGTACACGGGACCGACGGTGTGGATCACCCACTGGGCGGGGAGACGACCGGCGGTGGTGGCCACGGCCTCACCGGCGGGCAGGCCGTGACGGTACTGGCCTGCGCGCAGCTGGCGGCAGGCCGCGAGGATGGCCGGGCCGCCCGCGTGATGGATGGCGCCGTCCACGCCCCCGCCGCCGAGAAGGCTGGACTTGGCGGCGTTGACGATGGCGTCGGTCTTCTCGGCGGTGATGTCACCGGCCACCACCTGAATTTGCAGGGGGCGCCGACGGGGGGCCCGCCAGTCGGCGATCCAGAGCAGGAAGAGGACGGCGGCGAGCGCCCAGAGGACGGCGGCGATCAGGGTGGGGACGACGTTCATCGTGACTCTCCTCGGTTGCAGGCCGGGCAGGGGTGGAAGGTGCAGGAGTCGAATCGGGGGTTGGGGCGCCACGCGACCCGGACGGAGAGTCCGGGGATCATGACGGTGAGCTTGATGTTGACGATGTGCCGCGCGTCCATGATGTTCCTCCTCGCTGTCTACGCACAGCATACAGCCCCCCTGCCCGCCAGGGCAAGGAGGCTGTATGGCGTCGTGTGGCCTAGTTGGCGTCGACCGCCAGGTCACCAACCGAGGACGTCTCGGCCACGGTGTAACCGGCCTGGTCGTTGTCCCAGCGCCAGCCCGCGACCCGCTCTGCGCTCTGCTCGTCGAACGCCTCGACGACCGTGCGCATGGTGACCTGCGCGGGCCGCGTGACCACGAACTGCCTGCGGTCGGGCACCCGGCCGAGCCCGAACTCTTCGAGGACGTCGTTGGTGCCCTCCTTGCAGTACTTGGGGCCGGAAATGTGCCCCAGGAGCAGGGCCTCGCGCAGCGCCAGGAGCAGGGCATCAGTGGTCGTCGGGGCGTCCGGGTCGACCGCGTCCGGGTCGACATCTTCGGGGCCGGTGGTGAAGGTCAGGCCACCCAGGAGGGCCGGGTTGCTGACGGCCATCCTGCGCCCCGGCGTTCCCGCCAGGTTGTGCACTTCCTGGACGGCCCCAGCCCGGGTGCTGGCGTAGACCGTGACGACGGCCATGCCGGAAACGGGAACCTCGACGACGTACGTGTTGGTCGCGGCAAGGACGGGGATGCCCAGCTTGGCGAGCTTCTTGTTGATCCAGTCGGTGCCGACATCGCCGCCGGATGCCCGGTCGCGGGCCGTGGCGGCGATGCACTCGCGCAACGCAGCAAACTTGGTGGGCTCGTCGGCGTCGGCGTTGTCCGCAAGCCATTCGACCCAGCTGACGTCCGGGGAAGCGAGCTGCATGTTGATCTCCTCCAACGTGGTATTTGTCGATCCTCAGTATACACGAATCGACAGGCAGCGTCTATCTGAAACGGACGGCTGCGAGAGCGGGGGTCGAACCCGCATGTCCCGAGTTTGCACCCCGGGCGCTCTGGCCAGTTGAGCTACCTCGCATGGAACCCTGCCGGTGCCGGTTTCGCATTCGACGTCGCCTCCGCGCCCGTGAGCTTCGGCGGGCCGCGATCTGCGCTCGTGCCCGACAGGGTCAACAACATCCCCGGGGCGTGAGCCAGGGCGCCGGGGATCGGGGCCGCCGCAGGATTCGAACCTGCACCTCCGGTCGCGTCCTGCGGTCCGGTGCGCTGCCTGTTACACCAGGCGGCCCATGATCGAAAACGACGTGAGGTTAGCGCCCCGAATGCGGGCTCTGCACTTCCTCGCCCAACGGCGTGCCCGTGTCGGCGTGCAACCGGTAGTTGTCCAGGAGATCATCCAACGTGAACCACGCCTCACGGGCGCTTCCGTCAACACTGGCCTCGCGAGCACGCCTGATCCACGCCTCGACGTCACTGCCGCGCTCGGGCCGGTGCGGCAGCGGGCCACTCGCGCCCGGCGAGCGCTGAGGCAGATCCTGCGCAGCCATCACCTCCCCTTCTTTCTCGGCTTGACGGCCCTGACCATCTTCTTGTCGCCGTACACGGGTTTCTGCCGCTGCATCGGCGGGGTCTTCGCCTGGGCGGCCTTCTCGCTGGTGATTACGTTGCGGACTGACTCCCAAAGGCCCACGAGGACTTCCCTTCTGGGGGGTTTTGTGGTAGATCGCCAGGGCACTCGCCTACGCCGTGGCCACGGGAGGCGCCCTAGGTGCACCCTGGCGATCCGCCGGACCAGCACTATTTCCGTTCGGGTGTCGCACCCGCTCCGTACTGACTGGCCGACAGCATTCGCCCCACCCCGCTCTTGCGGTTAGGAACGTCTGCATCCGTGGAGACGGGGGGATTCGAACCTCCATACCTCGCTCTTCGCCTCCGCTGATCAGGCGGTGGACCGATACGGCGGTGCGCACCGCTTTCCCTGGCCGAGCGCGCTCATCCGTTGAGCTACGTCTCCGTGTTCAGTTGTTCGGATCGACGGTCATCCCTGGCGGTAAGCCCGCCGTGCTTTCGCCCCTGTCGCCACTATGTGACTTCGGGATGACCGTCGATCGAAGCGCCAGCCCCTGCCTGTACGCCGTGCTGGGATTGTCCCAGTCCCCTCGCGTACGGAGCAGGTGGTCACCTCGTGTCGTGCGGGGATTCGAACCCCGGCCTCCGGGCTCTCGCCCGGCGCTGTCACCGACCAGCCTCACGACGGTACTTGGCCAGCCCGGGTCTCCAGGGCATGTCCCCGGCTCACCGATCTCCCGTGTCCGGGCGGCGGGTCCGGGCTGGCCGTTCCTGTTACCTCGTGCTCCCGCCCGTATGCCTAGGTTCGTCTCCCGGGCTGGGGCGGGCACCATTTTTCGCTTGGGCTGAGCCCCGGCGGGCATGTCAGCTAGGCATGGCTGCCTCCGTGACGCTGGACGGATTCGAACCGCCATCCTCCCGCCGTGAGGCGGGTGCTCTATCCAGGGTGAGCTACAGCGTCCCTCGCTTGCTCAGGGCGAGGGTGTCGGTTAGCGGCGAGGTGAGCAGCCGACTCGTCCATGCAGGGGGCCAAGGGCCTTGCCGAACAGGTCGTTCTCGTCGTTCCTTCACGCGACCGGACGGGGTAACGATCCCCGCACATGCCCCTTGCACTTCGACGTAACCAACGCCTAGTTTGCTCAGGCACCACCTGGTGAGCCGGTCTGTTGCCCGGAGTCGGGCGCTGGTTAGGCGCCCTATCCGCATTCCGTGGATACGGTTGGCATTGAAGCCCAGCAGCCGTACGGCCGTACCCCTTGCGGGACGCTGCCCGATCCTCCGCCACCTTTGGTGGCCGTCCACGACAGTGTCATGTCGTCTCGGCGGCTTCCTGCGCATCACGACTGCTCGCCCGTAGGGCGGATCGTGTACGACCTGCGTGCAAGCCACGAAGCACTTTCGGTCGGGGGGAGAGCGGGAGTTGAACCCGCACCGATCCGTACCGCCGATGGGTGTCGTAACCTTCCCGGCGGCAGCGGGATTGCTCTGCCAGTTGAGCTATCTCCCCAGGTGTCCGGCGGCGCTTACTGCCCTACAGCAGCCACCGCCGGGCGGCGCACTGGTCGTGGCCTCATCCCCCGAGGCGTGGGGGCATCGTCCAGCGCTTGCACCTGTGGCTTTGCTGAGGTGTCGCACCCGGTGCCCCGGTGCGTCTTTCGAGGTGGGGGCAGGTCTCGAACCTGCATCTTTCGGCGTGCTGCTCATGGATGCTTCCGGCTGCATTGCCCGAGCACAGCTTGCTTGCCTATCGCTCTGCCAATTGAGCTATCCCACCGTGACCGGCTGGTGAATCACCTCTGGCCGCCGGTCGGAACCAGAGAGGGTTTCAGTCCTCCGTTGCGCGAGCGCCGGGACCGGAGCGCTGGCGCGTGGCCCCCTTGCCGAGCCCTTGCCCCTTGGCGCTCTTGACGGCCGCCGTGGTGGGCGGGGCCGCGCCGGGTCGCTTGGCGGGAAAGACGGCGTCCGTCGGGATTTCGCCGCTCAGGATGCGGGCGGTGATCCTGCCGATGAGGTTCATCATTCCCTTTCTTCTTTCGTGCCGGTCAGGCGGCGGGGCCGTCCTCGACGGCGGGGCCGTCGTCGTGGTTGCGCTTGGCGACGGTCGTGACGACCTTCACGGGCGTCAGGCGGATGTTGCCGTCGTCGTCCCTGGCTGCCATGTAGAACTCGGTGCCGGGGGTGACGATGCCCTCCAGGTTGACGCGGCCACGGCCATCGACGCGATGCAGGGCGAGATCCACTGGTTTCTCCTCAGGGGTGTGCCGGGCGGGGAGGGGACCGGGTGGCCCTACCTCCCGAGCGGCGGGAGCTAATCCGGGGGGATTGACGCCGCTCGGGTTGACAGACCGGGGAGGCGTGGGCCTTTCCCGGTCCCCTCCGTCTATTGTGACCCTACACCATCTCGCACGGGGACTGTGCCGCACGTACGGAAGGGAGTTTCGGGTCACGCCGGGACAGAATCTCCGCCCGGAAGTGGCTGAAAAGGTTGTCCCAGTCGCAGTCGGCCGGGTGGCCGTCGAAGTCGACGCCGGGAGTGCGAGCGGCAAGGAAGCCGACGAGCCAGGCGCGGTCGCCGCTGGTGTCCGGGCCTGCGCCCATCAGGGTGTCGGCCATGGCGCTGGTGGGCCAGCGAATCTCGGAGATAGGCATCCCCATGTCGACGGTGTCCAGCTGCTTGGTGATGAGCTGCACGACGTGGCGGTTGAGGGTGTCGGCGATTCCGGCGTCCATCGGGTAGTTCCTCCCCTGATCGGTCTGTCGTGTTCCACGCTAGTCCGGGGCGGGGCGCCTGTCAACCCTAGATAGACGGCATTTCGTGCGTAGATTCACGCTTGACATCTCTGGATCTTCCGTCACCCTGGACATGAAGGAGGAGAAACCCGACGGAGGTGGGACAGATGGGTACGCGAGTACAGGAGCGGGAGACTTTCGAGCTGCCGACGGTCAACCCGTGGCGGCGTCGGCCGAGCCGCGAACAGGTCCGCTTCGCCATGGATCTCTGCCGCAGCGAACTGCCCTACGCGGAGCGGGTCGCCACCATCCGCACCTTCGAGACCCTGGACGGCGCCGCCATCTCCGACCTGATCTCCCGGCTGACCGATGTGCGTGCCGCGCGCCTGGCACGACTGCGGCGTGCGCGGCGCCGGTAGCATCAGGCGCCGCAGGGCCCGGCTCACCCCTCCACAGGGCCGGGCCCTGCGGCTCGCCTGGACGCGGGAACGCCCCGAGCCTCGCCGCTCTGACCGGAGTTTCACCGGGCCGCAACGCGAGGTAGTCGGGGCGTCTTGAGTGTCGCAGCACTGCCGCGATTATCCCGGTTGCAGATCGACAGGCCCAGGGGCCGTGCCCGATCACCATCCTCGGGAAAGTCTATCCATACGGGGAGCTGACCGGCATGAACGCGTCAGTGCTCGGCGCCGCGACCCGCACGAGGCCCTTCTCCTTGCCCATCAGGAAAAGCCCGGCCTGCACGAGGGCGTCGATGCGGTCCGGGCTTTTCGCGTCCTCGGGTACCCACGTGCACATCTGGTCTTCGAGCTCGACGAAGGCTGGCTGGCCGGGTGCGGTGACGTGGTGCCAGCGGTTCTGTTCGTAGCGGGAGGCGACCGGCTCGGCGCGCAGCTTCTTGCCCGCGAGGGAAGTGACCTCCTTGACGGGGGGAGGGCCG